ATTCTTCCTCCTTTACGAAGTTGCCTTTACTGTCTATTACGTGGTCGTTTATATTTAATAGTGCTTCGATTTCTTTTCTTTGTTGTTCTTTGCTCTTGCTCATTTGTTCTCCCTTTGTATTACTTAGACTCTGCAACCTCCGAAGAGGTTACAGGGTATTTAATTTATTTAGCTATTCATCCATTCATTGCTATATGCCCAGATTACCGAGCTACTCCTTGAAAGTATGTTCTCTCTTTTTGGCTTGAACTCTACCCACTCAGGATTTATAACGTAGCTTTGACGGTCTTCAGATAATATTTTCTTCTCGATTTCCTCAATGTCTGCAACGTTTCCAGTCCACCTATAGACTGCATTCGCTAGCATCTCCAAGGCTTCGTCTTCGTCCTTATGGTTCACGGCTATTTTGCTCTCGAATCCGTATCCTATAGTTACTTTGTATTTTCTTAGTTTCATTCTTTCTCCTTTGTATTACTTAGACTCTTAGCCCTGTTGATTGGTTACAGTCTTTTTAAAATAATTCTTTCGTTGCTTCGTTTATCCCTGTCGCTTCTCTAAATTTCCAAGGGTCAAAATTATCGTTAAAGTCTGCGAAATCATACTCGAATCTTCGAATTAGATTGCTTAATAGTATTAAGGTAGCAACACTTTCGTTGTCGTCTTCTATATTCTCGGCACTCTTTACACCTAGATATAATGTTCTTGCTATTGCTTCGAAATGTTTTTTAGTCATGGTTCTCCTTTGTTTCTCTTACTTACTTAGACTCTTAGCCCTGTTGATTGGTTACAGTCTTTTTTATTTATAATCCTGAAGCAATTTCTGTTGCTCTTTGTCTTTCTAGTTCTAACTTTAAGCCCCGTACTCCACAAGCTATTATGAAGGTACTATGTGAAAAGTTAGGATTGAACTTAGCAAATGTAGTCCTCAAATCGTAAACAATTGCATTCAGTGTTGCTAGTGCCCTCCATTTTTCTTGATAAGTATAATCTTTATACTCGTAGATTTCCGTAGCTCTAAAGTGTATATCCTTTGCTATTGCTTCGAAATGTTTCTTGGTCATTGTTTCTCCTTTTGTTTCTCTTACTTACTTAGACTCTTTTAGATTGAATTAGGTTACAAGTTATTTAGATAAAGAATGGAAACTTTTTTAAGTATCCTTTGTTGATTTCTTTCTTATACTCGGGACATCTAGGACAGTAGAAATTGCTGTCCATGATTAGATAGTCCTCATGGTCGGCTAATAGTATTTGACACCAGTAACAGTTTCTTTCTATCTTGAATGTTGTTTCTTTTTTCATTGTTGTTCCTTTGCTTGCTTACTACTTAGACTCCATTGGATACAAAAAGGTTACAAGTTTTTTATATTTTATTTAGACACCCATCCACCCTCTTAGAAAGATTTAAAACGGGTACATAATCAGACAATCTAGAGCCATAGGAGAACAGAACAATAATAGAGTAAGGCAGGTAGAGAATAAATAAGAATGTCTAAGAATGATAGAGCCTATATATAATTTGGTGGGGTTAAATGTGCACCCTATAGTTATATAGTATGTAATCCCTTAGAAATAACTGTTAATTTATACCTAGTTATTCACTCTATAAAAGAGGTACAGTAACGGTAGGTATTGTTTATTGGTTAGTACCTGGTTACTGGTCGGATGGTTATAACGAGCCACACTGCTTAAAAAGCTATTGGAGTCTAATCTTTATTGTCCCTAGGTCCTTGAGTATTAGGTTTGTGTTTCTGCTGTATACTTGGTTAAGTATCCCTAACTTTCTGCCCCTCGATGGCAACTTTACTTGTAACAAAGTACTTAATAAAAATATTTGTTAAAACTTACTATAGCAGGTCGAGATGTTAAGTGTAGTATTAATAGTGAGGGTTGCGTTTTTTCTAGGAGTTTCCTCCTTTCGCCTAGTATTCTCACGTAGCCCTCAGGTTTCCCTTGACTAAATGCACAATGTAGTATAATAAAAACATATACATTCCCTTTGTATTATGTATCTCGATTGATGGTAGGACGTCTTAGACCAGGGATGTTGGAACTCGCAAGAGCAACGGCATCCTCCTACCTAATAAAAAATTTTTTTTACCCCCATAACACAACAAGTTGTTATAGTACAAGTAATAATTAGATTATAGGATATCTTAATTTACACAGCCCTGTTCCTGCCCGAACGGGGTTTTGTGTTATACTAAAGAAAAATAATGTAGGAGTATTTATGTACGGAAAAATGAAGAGTAAACCAAAAAAGAATACTAAGAAAAAAAAGAAAAAAACTAAATACTAATGAAAGTATATACAAAAGCAGGTAAAGAGTACAAAGGCTCACATCATAAGATGCCTAATGGACAAATTCATACAGGTAAAAAACATACTAAAAATAGTAAGCGTTTGTATAAGACGGCAAAAAGATAATGCCACACGGAGGACCAACACCAGATAGAGTCAAGTCGACTATGAAACGCCTGGGGCTGCAAGGAGTTAACAAACCTAAAGCATCTACACAAGGTGGACACTCGCATGTCGTTATGGCACATTATGGTAGCGAGTACAAACTAATTAGATTTGGTCAAGCAGGAAAAAAAGGTAGTCCTGATGGCACAAAGCGTAACAAAGCATTTAAAGCAAGACATGCAAAAAATATAAAAAAAGGTCCTAGTTCTGCAGCGTACTGGGCAAATAAGGTAAAGTGGTAATATGAGTTTATATAAAAACATTAACGCAAGAAAAAAAGCAGGAACAAGTAGGTCAAAGAAAAACTCTACTATAAGTCCTAAAGCCTATGCCAACATGAAGGCAGGGTTTCCTAAAAAGAAAAAAGCACGTAAAAAAAAGTAATTAAAAATGAAAGTTCCTTGTCCCAAGTGTGGAGAGGTTTTATTACCTAAGGACGCTATGAAGTGTAAAAACAAAACATGTGACGGTTATGTCAAGTAAACTTTGTTATGCAGCAGGTTGTCATAGACCTTTACCTAAAGGACGTTCTAAGTTTTGTAGTGACCGATGTTCGAACCGAATAGCACAACAAAAGAAACGTGCAAAAAAACTAGGCACTACCTGGACACAAGAAGAAGACACCCTAGAAATACCTAGTCACAAAAAAAATGTTTCTTCTCGACGTGGTCAAGTGTATGACGATATTAAAGAATCTGGACTAGCACTTGAGATTTTTGATAAAACTAATACTATATCTGGTGTAGCTAAGATACTTGGCACAACTGATGCTGCTGTTTCTATGGCATACCAGGCATACCTAGAAGATATAAGTATTGCTAATCAACAAGAAAACTGGACAGTACCTCAAGTAGCAGAAATTACATTACAAGACTTTGATAAGTTTAGAGCAAGATATTTTAGAACTGAACAGGGTATTCCATACGAAACACCAGAGTTCCATAAAAAATGGATAGAACAGATTATGCACACAATAGAGACAGGTGGACAGCACATGATATTGTCTCCACCACGACACGGCAAAACAGACTTGCTTATACATTTTGTTATATGGCTTATATGCAACAATCCTAACATTAGAATTTTATGGGTAGGTGGTAACGAAGACATTGCTAAGAACGCTATGGGTTCTGTTATTGACCAGTTAGAGTTTAACGAATTATTAATAGAAGAGATATGTGGACCAGGCATTAAGTTTAAACCTAAAACTAAATCTGCTAAGTCTTGGTCACAAAGTGGTTTTACTGTTGGTACGAGAACGGTTACTGGTATCAAGAGTCCGACTATGGTAGGCATTGGACGTGGTGGTAAAATCTTATCACGTGACTGCGACATAATTATTGCAGATGACATTGAAGACCACAGCTCTACAATGCAACCTGCATCAAGAGAGAACACCAGAAACTGGTGGACTACAACACTGTCTAGTCGTAAAGAGGAACATACAGCTATGGTTACTATTGGTTCACGACAACACTATGACGATATATATTCACATCTTTTAGATAACGAATCTTGGACAACACAAGTCGAAGAGGCACATGACACAGCTTGTGTTAAAACAGATTGGGAAGAACAAGACCATAAAGATTGTATGTTGTGGGCAAGTAAACGTACATACAAATGGTTAATGGATAGAAAACGAGCAGCAGAAACAACTGGTGGTAGAGCTATATACGAAA